GCTTAAAGGCCGCAGCTATTTGGCCCGACGTTTCCGTTAACGCCGTTCCCAAGATTTGAGTCAAATTCGCGGCGACTGTTGCGGTCACTGACCCAACAGCCCCAGTTACACTTCCGACCGCGCCCGTGACCGATGCCACGGAGCCCGTTAGGCTTCCCGTGAAAGTTGTCGTTAGTGCGGTCGTGATTGTGGTCGCAGCGTTAGTGCCCGCAATAAACAAACCATTTGCAGCGCCTGCAACAGCGTTTGGAATACTATTTACAGTTCCCGTTGGCGAAGCAACATTGAACCATTGTTTAAACGCTGCGGCCAATTGACCCGAAGTTTCAGTGAGTGCGGTCCCAAGTATTTGAGTGAGATTTGCCGCAACTGTCGCGGTGACACTTCCGACAGCGCCCGTTACGGAACCAACAGCCCCCGTTACGCTTGAAACGGAGCCGCCCGGCAAGTCGACACATACTTGGTCAACTAGGTCTGTCGGGTCGCCGCTCGTCGCGGTTATATGTAAAACAAAATCACCAAGTGTATTCGTATGCGAGGTTGTCAATGCGAGCGAATACCAACCGTTGGCGACTTCGGTAACGGTCGGAGTGATGACGTTAAACGAGCCGCCGTTTTGCGAAAGATTTATTGTAAGAGTTGCGCCCGTGAGCCCGGACACATGGTCTGCGCTTTGGGTCATGAAAATCATTCGGTTGTAAGCGGTCGACTGTTTTAAAATGGCCATTTAGTTTTTCCCTTACCTGTTGATGACTCGCCCGCGACTGTACCCGCTCCCGGCGCCGCCGGGGTCTTGTCTTTGAACCGCGCCTATATCGGTATACCCTTGCGTTGCCGATAGCCCGTTGAACAGGCCCGGAAATCCGACAGCTTTAACATTTGTTCCGACAGTCCAATTGCGCCCGTGAGTTACGAAATAAGTAACCGCAGTGCCTGAACCAAGCGCAATGTCTGTCGTGATTGTTGTCGACGTGCTAGTTGTGATTCCGTAAATGCCGACCGTACCGCCTGTTGTGGCGCTAACGTAAAGATAGTCTCGGCCCGCAACTATGTCGGTGTAATTGGCCCCGCTATCGGTGAGAACACTTCCGGTTGTCGTTGCGGTTGTTCCCGTGTATTGCGCGACATTGGTAAACGCCGGACTAGTCGTGATTGAATGCGCGCCGTCGGTCCATGTCGAAAAATTTGTCGTGTTGTTATTAAAGTCATTGTAGTCGCCAAAGTTAAAAGCATTGGCGCCCCCGGCGTCACTGATTCCGGTCACGAACCCATAAACAATATTGTTAATGATAGATAAATTGTTTGGTTCGCTCGAAATCGCGATTCCGACGCCTTTCTTACTTTCAAGGCCGTAAAGAGTATTTTGCGCGATAAAATAATTTGAGTCGGAACTTGAAGCGACGGTGATTGCGTCGGTGACATTGCTCGCAATTAAGTTTCCGACAACAGACACGCCCTCGGCGCCCGCTGCGAGCCCTATATTCGAGTCGTGCAGGTAATTATAGAAAATGTTATGACTCGCAAACTGATTTGAGCTTTGCGTACTGACCGCAGTCCCTCTATACGAAACAGACTCGCTATTGTAGAGCGAACCGCCGTCATCGCTGAAATTGATGCAAGCCCGTGAGGCCGTTGTCGAAGTGTTGGTGCATTTTAAGTTGTTACCAAAACCCCATGCAGCGAATTTAAAGACCGGGCTTGCGGTCCCGGTAACAATCAAATTTGAAACTTGCGTGAACCCGCCAAAGTTTACCGTAAAGGTTCCGGCGTTTATTGAAGGTCTGTTACTCAAAGTCGGATTGTCCCCGCGTGAACTGTTGTAGCCGATAATTTTTACTTTTACGGTTCCGCTTGACCCGGCTCCGAACGTTGGTGCAGCGGCGAAAGTGTAAGCGGCGTCATTCTTAATATAGACTGTATTGCCTGCAATAACGGCTGCGGCCCAATTGGTGTCGGTTTGATTGGCCGTGCTCGAATTAAGAGAACACGCGCCACCAATGGAATAAGTCCCGCTTGAGATTGAGGCGACACTCCCGCAAGCCCGGTCAAGTGTTGCGACTCCCGCAGCCACCGACACAATTTGATACCAAGCCGGAAGCCAACTCGTGCCCGCCGTTATGTGAATTAAATTGCCGACATCGGTCGCAATGAAGCTATGACTTGATGTAGTTGAGACAGTGCAAGGTGCTGTCGTTCCCGTAGACGATAGCAAATCAGTTCCGGTATATTTTGCACTCGTGGCCTGCGACCAATCGGTACCCGTCGCCCCCGTGACAAATCCGCAGCCGTTTGCGTTGGCCGCCGTGGACAATGATTGCACTTCCCAAGTTGTTGCAGCGGAAAGAGCCGCAAAGGCCGAACTAGAAAACAAAAGCGAAAATAAAAGTAAACTTTTAAGCATCTGGTTTCTCCCCTTTGGCCTTTTCGGCGGCTTCACGCTGCGCCTTAAGTCGGTCCTGTTCCGCAAAGTACCCGCGAAGCTCGGGCGCTTCACGCAATGCCTCTTTGTTTTCGTGAGTGACGAAGGTCAAGTTCGGCATCGCCATTTGCTTTCGCCACATTTCAGCGTCGGCGATGCTGATGACCGGCTGCAACTTTGGAAGGCAACACGCTTTGAACTTTTTCAGGCTCCGACACGGGCACGGGCTGTTTCTCGGGAACCGCAACAGGGGGTTGTGCGTGTACCCCGGCGCCGGTCCCAAAAACAACCCCTTCCGTTGGCGAGGCGGTAACTGCGATGCCTCTTGCTCGGTTAAGCTGCGCAGCCCTGTCGGCGCTTTCTCGCTCTTCGGTGTCTCGTTGCTTTTTTCCGTCTTGTTCGTATTTTTCAAGTTTTGCCTCTAAGGTTCGAATTGAAATGCCAAGCGAAATCGAACATTGCGTTTTGTTCCCGCGATAAAAGCGGAACGCCTTCAAAATCACGTCTTTCTCTATTTGTTCCAAGCTCACGCCCGGCGACCAAAATACTTGTTCCGTCATGTGTCCCCCTTTAATTGCAAATGTGAACTTGCCAAAACAAGTGTCCACATAGAAAGCCTGCCAAAAAGATGAAAGGCTTAAGTCTTGCCCATTTGTCGATCAAAACGCTTTCAGTCGCTTTATTGCCCCATTTCCAATCGGCGAAAATGTCCCAAGCAATCCAAATGGCCGCAGTCGAGACGATGAGCCACCAAGTAATTGTCATGTGAATTTGCCCCCTTGTTTTTGATACAGCCAAACCGTGAATTTCCAATCAAGACCTAACTTGGTGGCCTCTTCGGAGCATTTCCCATAAAGCGATTTGTCGTCGGCCTCGTCGACAGTGAATAGGTCTTTACGGCCCGTCGCAATCCAATCGTCGCCGCCGTCGGCTTCGTAAGAGGCCTTGTCGAATTCGGCGCTGTTGAAAAACCTTTTCATGGCGTCAAACATATTGAATTGCAAAATTTCATTCTTGACCGCGACGAGCTTTGGCTTACTCGCGGGCGTTTTGTCTTCTTTGTCGGCGCCGGGCTCGCCTTCGTCGGAAGTGTTGGCGGTTTCGTGCATTTCTTGGGCACGCTCGCCCGAGGCGACCTCTTCGGCCTCGGGGTCATCCGGGTTAAGACCCGTTTGAATTGTGTCGAGCGGAATGTCGAATAGTTCGCCTTTGTTACAGGCGTCACGGTATTCAAGCGAAGTGATTTCGCCCGCAGCTTTGGCCGCACTTATTCGGTTATATTTCTTTTCTTTGACATTTTCGAGTTGCTCGGCGGTGAGTTCTCGCAGCGGTTTGAAATTCAATTCAAGGTCGTCCGGAATCATGCCGTACATTTGCGCGCATCGGATTTCTCCCATGCGAAGTAAATGCCATTTGAGCTTGTTACGCACTTCCGATTCGACCATGCCGTTATAATTTTCCATCTCTTCGACGGAACTCGTGCCTAAACCGCCTTGACTGAAACTTTGACCAAACAGTTTAATGACGGGAAAGCGCATGTCGGCTGCAACTTGAAACTTAATGCCCATCATCGCGTCGGCGAGACCTGCAAACGAAAGCTGTTTATGGTCGAAGTCGTCTTCGGCGTCCATGACGACAGCGTTTTGGTAATTCTTTTGCCAGTTGGCGAGGGCCACACGCTGTTGAATTGCAGCGGTACCCGTTGGTGACATGAGCGTATTGACCAAAGTTTTGATTTTGTAGACGTCGAGCTTGAATTCGTCGAGTACGTCAAAGCCAAGGTCAGTCGCTTTCAAGTATTGATTCATTGAGCGAATTAAACACTCAACCTCGGATAAACCCCAACCACGAAGACGCGGGCGAATAAACGACGGCGCCTCTAGGCCTTTGAGTTTCATCACGCGGGACTTGTGAACCGCTTCCGAATAATAATTGTAGTGGTCGTAACCTTCGTCGAAATCAAGTTCGGCGTCTTGGCCTTCGACGTTTTGCTTGTCCCAATAAAGCTCCCACATATCAATTGCGCGAAAGCCGACGTCGGTACCCTCTTTAATTGCCTTCAAATCTAACGGCTCTTCGGGGTCTTGGTCTTCGATGTAAGTTAAGATACCCCCGCCACCATAAAGCCGCTGCCAAATGGAGCCCCAACCGGCGGTGTTTATGTCGTTCTCGCGGTCCATTTGAATTTGCAAATCTTTAAGCTGTTGTTCGTCGAGTTGCTTCGACTTGAACGTGACGCCGCCTCGTAACCCGTCCATGACCGGCACGATGCAAATAGTTTTGACGAGACCAATCTCAACGAAGAGTTGCGACAAAAGTTGACGGAAGTTCGAAATCAAATACCAACGTAAGTTTTCAAATGACGTCGCACTATCTGAAATCGCAGGTACACCGGGCACGCCCGGCGTGCCCGAAAAGCCGCTTCCACCGAAAGGGTTTAAACCCCCGCCAAGCCCCGGCGCACTAAAGCCAATTGCTTGACCAAATCCGTTTGCAATTTGTTGAGCATTCATTATTACGTCGGTTGGGTTTGGAATAATAATGCGCGCGTGCGGGTCAACCGGCCTTTCAGTTTGCGTAAAGCCTTGAGCCATGCCCGGCGTCTTTATCACGACGGGTGCGTTTTGTTGTCTATGCTTACGATTCTTTCGGCTCAATTGGTCCCCCTATAATACGTCCGCTAACGACATGCCGCCCGCAAGTTCGTTGAACGCGCCCGATAGTACATCCACTTGGTCATCATGAACGCCGTCCGGAAAGTTTTCAAGCTCGGCGAAAAAATCATTATTCCAACCTGCACGTAAGACTAAGATGTTGCCCGCCTCGCATTGCGCCGAAACTGGTTTAGCCCGCGTGATTTTGTCTTTCGAAGTCGTGAACGTTGAAACGTAATAACCTTGAAGCATTCGAGTAAAGTTCTCGGCTTCGAGTACGCCCGCGCTTCCGGGGTCTTGTTGAGACATCACTTTAACCGAAACCGTGTCGTTACCGGCAACAGTCTTGATGAGTTGTTCGATTTGACCGGGAGTGTCTCGCGCCGAAACCAAGTCCACAACGCAAAAGCGACCGTCGGCGTATTTGTAGAGCTTAAGACCTCTTGTCCAATCCGGGTCTTTATTATGCTCGTGCGGTTTGGTGGCCGCTCGGTCCCACATACGGACGGCTTGTATCCAACCCGAAGGCACGGCATCGACAACCTTAAACCATTCACGTTTAAATAGCGAACCCGCACTTACGCGCGCTAACCAATCGCCGTCACGTAGTCTCGCACGGTCAACACGATTTAGAGCAAGCAAATTCGCCATGTAACCGGGGTTACTTTGCATTAATATTTTGTTGTCTTCGAGCCTAGACGGAATAAACGTAACCGATTTAGGCTGTATTTCCGGCCCGTAACCGTATTGGTCATGCAAGTCTTTGGCGCTATCGGCCCAAATGATTTGGTCATTAAGGCGAACGAAGTAACGAAGCACGCCGGACTTGGCCGGGTCAGCATAGCGACCTTCGGCATCAAGCCACCAACGGATGAATTCTTTGACCCAACTGTCAGGGTCAGGGTTGCATGTTGCCCGAACATAAGGTTTCACGCCGCACATAGAGCGGTTTCGAGAAAGCATGTAAAAGAATTGTTGCCTTGAGAAATGGGTCAACTCGTCAAAGCCAATGAAAGCAATTTGCGAGCCTTGCCAATTGAGCACGTCTTTCTCGTATTCAAGATTGCCGAACGAAACGGACATGCTCGACGGGAACCGCCAATTAAGCGCATGTTCTCGGGGACGGGCGCCAAAGAGCGAGTAAAGACGCATTGACTCGTCCCAAAGGCCGCCTTCGTTTCGTACTTCGACCGCAGTCTTACGAAAGATGACCGCGCCAAAATCCGGGTTATCGTAGTGAGATAGCGGGTCGAGCAAGAGCCCATATGATTTGCCCCCGCCCGCTGCGCCCCCGTAAATGGCAATGTCGGCGGGACAACCAACAAACGCAGCTTGTGGCCCCTCTTGGGGGCCTAGCTTAATTACGCTCGGCGGTTCAAGATTAGGCTCGCCCAATTCAATGACCCAATTTACTCAAGGCCCAAGCTGCGACCTCTTCGGGAGTTGGAAGCCAGGACATAAGAGTTTGAAAATCAATGACATCATACTTAGCGCCGTTGCGCCCGAATTGCGTATCGACGTTTTGCCACATTTGGCCTTTGGCGAGGTTTTCAATCTTATAGTTCCATTGATTGTTTCGTGAGGAGAACATTTCGTTTGCTTGCGGATAGTCGATCATAGGGCGCCAATGCCCGATAAAATCAAAATGCCTCACTGTCGAAAACACGCCGATTTCGGCGGTACCCGATGCGGCTATGTGGTACGGAGCAGAATCGTTACTCAACACGACGTCGGCTCGTTGCAAGACGCCGACCGATTGCATGACCGTGAGCTTGTCGCGCAAATCAAGACAGCCCTCGGCATTTACTTCGACGTACCCCCGCTTGTCTTCGCTCTTGGCGCCGACCAATGCGACGGCAATTTTCTCATTGATCAATTGCTTTATGACCTCGTCCCACCATTTCTTAGGGAACGTTTTTGAAATCCAATGCTTGCCCGCGTGGATGACGACTTGTTGGGGCGGAATCGAAGCGAGTTCGATGTCGGTCGGCTGCAATACAATGTTGCGGTCTGAGACGGGAATCATACCTTTAAACAAACAAACCGCAATGTAGTCGTCGATTGACATATTGAAATTGTGAATGAACTCGCCATGCAGCGCCTCGGCTGCGTGATAGCACTCGTGGACCCAATACTTGTCCCAGTCCGGATTGCCGTCTTTGGTGTTGTACACTTTCTTAAGCGGTATATGGCGATACAATTCAGGGAACGGAGTAACGACCGAAATCTTGCACTCTTTGAAATTATTGGCCGCGAATCTTATTGCGGGTTCGGCGCAAACGCAATCGCCCAAGGCGTAAGGCGTTCTTATCAAAATGTCTTTTAAGAGCCTGCGCTCTTGCGCCAAGAGAAACCTAAATGCGGGCGATTCCATGCATGGGAACGACACTTTGTTTTGCGGGCTCGGGTCAAGTTTGTTGGTGTTGGGTTTTTCAAGTACGGCCATTTACTTTTCATCTTTCTTGGGCGCTTGACGCCCATTTGAAGGCATTGTCAAAATGACTTGTACACCGCCGGGTGCGGTGTTGAGGTTCAACTCTTCTTTGGTCCAACCTAAGAGCTTACAAAGCAACTCTTGCGCGCGGTCTTTACTATGCAGTTCGAGCGATGTTGAGCCGCCCTCTTTAGTTACACTTTCCGAAAGTTTTTTAATTGCGTGGCCGGTGCCGGGTTTGCGGTCATGGGTCGCTTTGAATTTGACGGCGCCTCGGTCGGTGATGTTGGCAAAGTCGTTCATGTTGGCGAATGCCGTGCGAGCGAGTTCTTGAATCATACGCTCACGAGTAACGCCAAGTACACGAGCTTTTCGTTCCATGTCCGCCTCTTGAGCGGCGAGCCCCATACGTATGCGAGCTTTGATTTCAGCATTCTTGAGCAAGCGATGCCCTTCGGTGCCCGCGCCTGACTTCGCGTAACCGGCTTCAATTGCCGCCTTGGTCGCGTTCTTGCATAACAAGTACGCTTGAACGAACATTTTTTGCTTTGCGTTGAGGGCCATACCTGCAAAAGGGTAATGGAAACTAAACTAGACTTGCAATGAAAATTTTGCCGGTAAGATTTGCCGGAAGGTTTGGCCGGGGTCCGGTGCCGAATGACGACGCCCGGAAACCCGCACCAAATAAGGGTTAGCGAATAACTTCGCCTTTCTTTGGACGATAGTTTAGGCCTGCATGACGCAGCCACGCCGAATAGTTGCCGCCCGCGTGTTTGTCGGCGTTCGCCATAATTACCTTGCGGTCTTTACTTGAGATTTTGAAGTTGATGAGCGGGAGCCTTTTCGATTTCGGCGCGACTTTTTTGGCGTTGATAAAGTCCATTTCCGCT